GTTTAATGACTCTTTCTTTTCAGATTCTGCAGGGTACTTAATACCAGCTAATTTCAACGTAAACTACTTAGGGAAGATTTCTGATATTGCAAAACAAGCAGGATATCCGATAAACTAAAAACTTAAATTAGACACATATTTATAATAAATCATGGGATACTTAAATAATACCGCAGTCACAGTTGATGCAATCCTAACCGCAAAAGGGAGAGAATTACTTGCCCGCGGTGACGGTTCTTTTAGAATTACACAATTTGCATTGTCAGACGACGAAATCGACTACACTCTGTACAATCCAAATCAACCATCAGGTTCAGCTTTCTACGGGGAGGCTATCGAAAATATGCCACTACTTGAAGCATTTCCTGATGAGAATCAAATTATGAAGTATAAGCTAGTAACTCTTCCTAGAGGTACAGCTAAAATGCCTGTATTGGATATTGGATACTCTTCAATTACTATTAAGCAGGGTGCAGGATTAGCAATCACTCCACAGACTTTGAATTACTTATCTCAAACAGCTCTTTATGAAGCTTCCGGATATACATTTACAATTTCCGATGTTAGATTATTTACCACATTTAACGGTGTAGGAATCAATACTCCTGATGTTGTAGCTGCTAACCAAACAACCACAATCGGTACTTCGGTATCTAAGACAGTGATTGGAACTACATTGAACTTGAGTGCAACAACAATCAATACCTTGTTTGGAGGAAATACTCAATTATCTGCCACACTACAAGTAGTAGGTAGAGATTCAGGTGCAAGACTTCAAATCCCAGTAATCGTTACTAAAACAACCTAAACTATAGACAATGTCATTTAAAAGATTAGACCCAGAAGATTTCCTCGTAAGCATTGACTCGGTAACAGCAACTGCTTGGTCTACTAATAGCCCAATCTTAACTGCCTTCTTTACTTCTTCTACAACTTCAACTAATGATAGTTACTATAAGAATATATACCAGACAGCCTCTACCTTGAGTAGTGCTGCCGTACAATTTGCAATTGCTTACGGTAACCAGTACGGTTCAGGAAGTGCTAATTTTAATGATTTAGTACCTGGAGTATCACCAACAAGAACTGTTTATGGTCAATACCGTAACTTAGTATATGGAAGTGAGACTGCAAACTTTATCTTTGGAACCGTTACAGCTTCTGACTTCTGGGCAATTTCTGTAGATAGAGCAAGATATAAAGAACATTTGTTAAAAGGTACCTTTAACCTACAGTTAAAAAATGGAAGTACTACAATTAACTTAACAGATAATTCTGGAATGGTATCTACCGACACTTACTTAGATTGTGGTAGAGTTTATCAGATTATCTCTGGTTCAAACGGAGTTGCTAACACAAGCGTAAATGCTAATGGATACTCCTTGTCTTCTGGATCTTATGGTTTATTCCTACCAGATATTGCAACCATCATACTTAACCCTCTTGCGCTCTCTCAGTCTATCAACTTAGAACCTTCCAGATCTTCTGATTCAGACGGGTTAAATATTGGAAGATTATACACAGCAATTTCTGGAGCTGCTTCATTCCAAGTTAATAGTGAAGAAACAGTAACGTCTGATTTCGTATTCGTCAGAGCAAGAAACAGTGAATTCAACTATTCAGAGAATCCTTCATTTATTTCAGGATCAACCGGAGATGTAATCTTTAGTACATTTATTAACTCTCCTCAAACCTTTATGACCACAGTTGGATTCTACAACGATACCAACGACCTACTTGCTGTAGCAAAATTGTCTAAACCACTAACTAAAGACTTTACTAAAGAAGCTTTGATTAGAGTTAAGCTTGATTTCTAAAATGAATGGCGGCGTTCAAACAACTACTAGCATCCGACATAATAGTCACTCCATTTAAGGTGAATAAAGCCTTCCGGTTTACCGGAGCGGCTGAACTTACCGGATCTACTGTTGGCATTGATAGATTCCTAGGACAAAATATTCAAGGACTGTTTGACCTAAACGAAGCTACTACCGGACAAATCTACCCTGAATACAAACGGTTAATCTATAACTCAGTTAAAGAATTATACTACTCTAATTACCTAAGCTCAAGTTATGGAGATTCAGTATCAGTCCCCTACATACTTCCTGGATCAGATGCAACCGGTAATGTTTTGACAGGACCCTCAAGTTCTGCTGGAAGATATGAAAATTATTTAGAAACCACTTTAACTTATGAAAGATACTTCCCAACAGCATCCAATGCAGTTGTTGGAGTAATTTCAATTCCTTCTAAATTATACGGAGATACAATTCAACCTGGTTCATTCACTATTACTGCTGAATCTGGAAGTATCACAGATGACGGTAACGGCAATCTTTATTTTTCACTAGACGGTGAATATTGCGGCAATATTATATACCAACACGGCTTAGCAATCCTGACTAAAGATAATGAAGCAGGAGGAGCTGTATACGGTAGCGCAATTTACGGAACAGGGATCTACGGCGGCGATTCAAACCCATTTATTGAGAATATAATTTTATCACCGAATGTGACTTGTTCATTTAATAGTTCATTTACATTATTTGAAACACAGTATAAATGTACATTCACCCCTTCAGAATTTAACTTCTCACTTAACCCGTCATTAATCTCAGGATCAACAGACGGGACAGTTTATGATTTTGTGACAGGGTCTTATTTTAACCCGTATGTAACAACAGTAGGGTTATATAATGAAAATCAAGACTTAATTGCAGTTGGTAAACTAGCTAAAGCGTTACCGAGTAACAACGTAACAGATACAACAATATTAATTAATATAGATAGATAAAATTTATGCCCAATTGGTTTTACGAAAATAAAGAAGTTACAGAAGAATATCAATTTGAAGACAAAGCAGTCGGATTTGTATATATGATAACAAATATTGAGACTGGTAAGTTTTACATTGGTAGAAAAGTATTCACTAACACCTTAACTAAAAAACTCACAAAGAAAGAAATCTCAGAACAGTCCGGCCCTGGAAGAAAGCCTACTAAGAAGAGAGTTAGTAAAGAATCTAACTGGAGAGAATATTGGGGATCATGTAAACCGTTACTTGCCGAAGTTAAAGAGGTTGGTGAAGATAAATTTAAAAGGGAAATTTTAAAGTTGTGTTTTTCAAAAAAACAGCTAACTTATTATGAAATTGCTTATCAATGTAAATATGATGTACTTGAAACAAATTCATACAACGACAACATTATGTCCAGAATTTTCCGAAAAGACTTGCACTTACCCGGTTAAGGTCGTATATTTAATTAATGGTAAATCATCTACTAGTAAGTCTAGTAAATAGTGTAATTGGGGCAGGTAAGCCGACATCTGGAGATAACTTCTCCTATAATTGTCCTTTCTGTAATCATTATAAACCAAAATTAGAGATCAATCTTAAAGAAAACGAGGAAGGCATTCACCATTGGCATTGCTGGGTATGCAACAAGAAAGGAAAGAAACTCGTCAGTCTTTTTAAGGCTATATCTGCCCCAGACCATAAAATTCAAGAGCTTAAGAATTATGTTAAGATTTCTTACCAAGAAGAGCACGGAGTTAAGGTTGAAGCTCTAGCTTTACCTAAAGAATATAAAACACTTTCAGAAGCAGATACCTCCGACGTTGTAGTTCGTCAAGCACTTCGATACCTAAAAGAAAGAGGCCTAAATACTACAGATATTAAGAGGTATAGCTTAGGATACTGTGAATCAGGTCGATACAAAGATATGATTATTATTCCTAGTTACGACGAGAATGGAACGTTAAACTACTTTGTAGGACGTAACTTCGGTCCTGGAGACATAAAATATAAGAATCCTCAAGCATCTAAGAATATTATTGGATTTGATCTTTTAATTAACTGGGATAGTCCAATCGTACTATGTGAAGGTACTTTTGATGCAATGGCAATCAAACGTAATGCAATTCCATTACTAGGTAAGACGTTACCGGAAAAGCTTATGAAAAAGATCGTATCTTCTAGTGTTAAACAAGTATTTATTGCTCTAGATAATGACGCATTAAAGCAGGCATTAGAGTACTGTCAAACCTTACTAAACCACGGAAAAGAAGTCTTTTTAGTAGATCTTAACGAAAAAGATCCTTCCGAGCTAGGATTTATCAACTTTACTAACTTATTACATAAAAGCACTCCTTTAACGTTCAGAACGTTGATTGAGAAAAAATTTCAATTATGATAGAAAAAAACGAAAGCGTTCACAGCAAACGAGTTAAGAGATTAATACATCCCGATTCAACTGCCCGTCAAATCACTCTACAGGATTCTAGATTCTACCAGAGAAAAGAAGGAGTATTCTATCCTTCAGTAACTACTGTACTATCTTACTACCCTAAAGATAAGTTTTTTGAAACTTGGTTAAAAGAGGTTGGTTCTAATGCGGATATCATTATGCGTAAAGCCGGCGAAGAAGGA